TTGCGAATTAGAACATTGGAGAGAAGAATTTACTGGTAACATTTGTGCTCAAGTTTTCTTGCATTATAACCATGTAAATGGACAGTTTGCAGATTCCAATTTATATGATAAAAGACCTTTGTTAGGTATACCACCAATAAGAAATAAATAGTATAATAGGCATTAAATATGCCATTAAAAAAGATACCATTACCTCCAGGTTTTGATAAGAATGATACTGCGTCTCAGCAGAAGGTCGTTGGATAGACGGAGATAACGTTCGTTTTCAATACGGATCACCTGAAAAAATAGGGGGTTGGGCACAAATTAACACATCTATACTAGTAGGTGCAGGTAGAGATATTCATTCTTGGTTTGATTTAACAGGTAGACGTTATGAAGCTATTGGAACAAATAAAATTTTATATGTTTTATTTGAAGATACTTTTTATGATATTACTCCACTTGGAACAGCATTAACAGGCTGTACTTATACATCTACTACAGGCTCTACCACAGTAACAATTAATAAAGCAGCTCATGGTTTAAATCCTGGAGATTTAATTATATTTACAAGTGTGACTACTCCTGGACCTACCACTACTAGTTTTACATCTGCGAATTTTACAACTAATACTTTTGAAATACAAACAGTTCCCTCAACAGGAACTTTTACTATTACTATGCCAGTAGCTGAATCTGGTACAGGAGTGACTGGAGGTGGAACTATTACAACAACTCCTTATATATTTGTAGGACCTATTCTTTCTACATTTGGATATGGTTGGGGAGCAGGAGCTTGGGGTATTTCTACTTGGGGCACAGCTAGAACAATTTCTAATACAGATATTGATGCAGCATCTTGGTCTTTGGATAACTTTGGAGAATTATTAATAGCTACTGTTAAAAATGGATCTACTTATAAATGGGCCCCTACTGCAGGAACAGGGGTTTCCTCAAGAGCAACTATTATAACAGGTAATCCCACAGCATCCGTATTAACAAGAGTATCAGATAGAGATAGACACTTAATTCATTTTGGAACAGAAACTACGATTGGAAATCCTTCAACTCAAGATCCAATGTTTATAAGGTTTTCAGACCAAGAAGACATTGAATTATATGAACCAACATCAACTAATACAGCAGGTACATTTAGAATAGATAATGGAAGCACAATTGTAGCTGCAGTTAAAGGTAAAGATTATATGCTTATTCTTACAGATGAAGCAGCTTATACAATGCAGTTTGTAGGACCTCCTTTTACATTTAGTATACGTCAAGTTGGATCTAATTGTGGTTGCATTGGACAACACGCAGCAGTCTTCGTAGATGGTGCTGTGTATTGGATGGGAGACTCTGGTAATTTCTTTGTATTTGATGGAACAGTTAAAACTTTACCTTCTTCGGTTGAAGACTTTGTATTTACAACAGGAGGAGATAGTTTAGGTCTTAATTATGTACAAGGAGATACAATATTTGCAGGACATAATAGTTTATATACTGAAATTAATTGGTTCTATTCAAAAGCAGATTCTACACAAATAGATAGAGTGGTTTCTTATAATTACGAAGCTAAAACATGGACGACAGGTACACTTGCAAGGACAACATATGAAGATTCTCATGTGTTTGATAATCCTACTGCAACTAAATATATTTCAACTTTAACTCCTAATACTCCAACCATTAATGGAGTAAGTAATGGAGGTAGTTATGTATTTGAACATGAAGTTGGAGTTAATGAAGTTTTAAATTTAACATCCACTAGTACAACAAGTGTTGCTATATCTGCATTTGTAAAATCAGGAGATTTTGATTTAGATATAGAAGGGGATGGTGAATACTTTATTAAAATAAGAAGATTTATTCCAGACTTTAAATATTTAGAAGGTAATACCAAAGTAACTTTATTTTTTAGAGCGTATCCAGCAGATGTAACTACAGCAGAGGGACAAACAACCGTAGGTCCATTTACAATAACTTCAACAACAGATAAGATAGACACACGTGCAAGAGGAAGACTTGCAGCAATTAAAATTGAAAATGATGCACTTAATGACAATTGGCGTTATGGTATATTTAGAGTGGATATACAACCAGACGGCAGAGGCGGAAGTGCTCCACAAACATAATGGCTAAAATAAATTTATATATACCAGAACCTCCACAGGATTATACTGTGGAAAGTTTAAGGCAGATTAATCAAGCCTTAGAAACATTAAAAGATCAGTTAAACTTTTCTTTTCAGGAAGAATTAAAACAAGAAGTAGAAAGAAATATTTGGTATAGTATGAGGTTTGGCTGCTAATGTCTTGTGATAATGTAAATATTACTACACAACCTGTAAGTATTGGAGGAACCAATACCGATGCCTTTGGAAGATTAAGAGTATCAGAACCTTATTCACTATTTGATTCTCAAAATAGATACTCAATAGATAATCAATTTGATACTGTATTTATTACAGGGGGAAGTACTAGTTTTTTAGTTAATGAAGCTACTGTTGCTATGAACGTGGATACAACTTCTGGAGCAGAAGTAGTCAGACAAACTTTTAGAACAATGCTTTATCAACCTGGTAAAAGTTTACTAGTTCTTGCAACGTTTGTAATGAATACTGCTAAAGCAAATTTAAGACAACGTATTGGATACTTTGGAACTGAAAATGGTCTTTATTTTGAATTAACTGGGGCAACACCTGGAACTAAAGCATTCGTACTTAGAACTTTTATTGGTGGATCAGTAGATAATACAACAAGAAGAGTTGAACAATCTGCTTGGAATGGAGATAAGTTAGATGGAACAGGTGCAAGTGGATTAACATTAGATTTAACTAAACCACAAATATTATGGATGGATTTTGAATGGTTAGGTGTTGGTAATGTTAGATGCGGATTTATTATTAATGGTCAATACATTGTATGTCATACTTATCAAAATGCTAACTTTACTGGAAACTCTGTTTATATGACAACTGCAATACTTCCAATAAGATATGAAATAACAAATACAGCAGCTACAGGTTCTTCTTCTACTTTAAAACAAATATGTTCATCAGTTATGTCAGAAGGTGGACTAGAGCCTACTTCAATATCACATGTTGCATTAAGATCCACTGCATTAACTGTTGGAGTTACAATAACGCCGCTAGTATCTATTAAACTTACTTCGAATGCTTTAGGTGCAGTAGTTCTGCCGCAAGCACTTAGAGTTTTACCAACTAGTGCTGATGATTTTGAAATACAACTTGTTAAAAATGCAAATTTAAGTGGAGCTACTTTTAGTCTTGTAACAAGTGATACAAATGTGTTGTTTGATACTAATGCAACTGCAATGACAGGCGGAACTATTACTCAAATAAATTACGCTGCTTCTTCTAATCAAGGGACTACTCCATTAAATGAATCTGGAGTATTTAATTGGGATACTCAATTAGGTGTCTCTATTTCTGGAGTAAGTGATGTTTACACTATTGGAGTGAGAACATTTAGTGGAACTGGAAACGTAGTAGGATCTTTAACTTTTTTTGATTTAACACAATAATACTATGGCAAATTTTTATAAAAACGCATTTTACGATCCGACAACAGTATCAGTAATTTCTGTATATGCTTGTCCATCTAATTCAAGAGCAATTATACAAAATATACAAGTTACAAATGAATCTGGATCTAAAATATTAAAAGCTTCAATTATAGATGCATCAGTAAGTACAACTTATCAAATAGCTTACGCTAGTATAACGGGTCCAACTATCTGTAATATTGCAAATGGTCCTATTATATTGGAAGAAAGTGATTCCATACTATTGCAAACTAGTGATACCACTGCTATATCTGCCGTATTATCTATATTAGAAATGAATAGAAACGATCAAAACGGTTAATGGCTAGAAAAGTAAGTAATGGATCAGGTGCTTTTATTAAACATACTAATAAAAAAAGACCTGGAAGACATAGTAAAAGTCCAAATAAAAGAAATGATAGAAAAGAATATCGTGGACAAGGAAGACGTTAATCATATATAATAGTACCTTATGAAAACTACAATAATTGATGGAGTAGAAGTACCTATATTACCAGCTAAGGCTGAAGAGACTATTAAAAATAAAGTTACTGGACAAACATATTCAACAATTGATGAATTTAATGCAGATGTAGCAAATCCTAACACACCTACAAAAGCAGAAGATTTACAACAAGATCTTAAAATAACAGTTGCATCTTTGACAGTATTTGGTAAAACCAAATAATGAATCCATACGGTGGTACCGAAATTCAAGTAGAATACTTACACAAGTACGTATCAAAAGAACTTCTTGATAAAGTTCAAATTACAACTTCCGTTCCAGAAAAGACACCTTTAATTATTGATAAACCTAATGTTCTTTGGGTGCATAATAGTTATGATCAACCTAATGTTATGCCTTGGTTTAAGAATAAATTAAATCATGGAAAATATGATTATTATATATTTAATTCACATTGGACATATGAAAAGTTTAGATACTTTTTTAGTTTACCAACTGAGTTATGTTTAGTTATTAAAAACGGCTTTGATGATGATTTAATAATAAAGACAGATTTTAAACCTAAAGATAAAATAAAATTAGTTTATACTTCAACTCCTTGGCGTGGATTAAATGTTCTTTTAAATGCTATGAAACAAATTAAAACAGATAAAGTAGAATTAGATGTATACTCAAGTACAGAGATTTACGGAGATCATTTTAAAAATGCTAATGATAAACAATTCATTGAACTATATGATAGAGCAAAATCAATGAAAAATGTTAATTATAAAGGTTATATTAATCATAAAGAATTAATGAAAGTATTACATACTTATGATGCTTATATTCATCCTTCTATATTTGAAGAAACCTTTTGTTTAGCGGCTATGGAATCGTTAGCCTGTGGACTCGTAGCAGCAATCACGGACCTCGGTGCTTTATATGAAACCTGTGCTGAGTTTCCAATATATGTTCCTTATCAAAATAACAGAACTTTGTTAGCTACACAATTTGCTGCGGTCATAGATCAGTTACCTGATATGTTATCTAATGTAGATGAAAATAAAATGAAATTTCAACAACAGTACTATAGACAATTCTATCATTGGAATGTAATAAAGACTTATTGGGAGAATTTTTTAAATGGGGTATAAACAACCATATCGTATCTTTGTAGCAACGCCCGTTCATTCGGATGTATCCATTCATTATTTCAAAGCTTGTTTAGAATTTCAAAAAGAATGTTTTGTTAGAAAAATTGCTGTAATGTTTCAAGTTATGAAAAGTAGTTTGGTAACACAAGGAAGACAATTATGCGTATCTGGATTTATGGAATCAAATTGTACTCATATGTTATTTATAGATTCTGATATTTCTTTTAATTTTAAAATGGTTGAAAGAATGATAAACCATGACAAAGATATTTGTTTAGTTCCATATCCTATTAAAGGATTAGATTTTGATAAAATAAAAAACAGAATTAAAGAAGGTTCAACTTTAGATCCTAGAGTATTAGGTAATCAATATACAATGTCTGTTCCAGATCCTTCTAATGTTAAAGTTGAGAATGGCTTTATAGAAGTTGAAAGAGGTCCAGCAGGTTGTATGTTAATTAAAAGAGAAGTTATAGAAGCTTTAATAAAAGAATACCCAGAATTTACAATAAACCAACATACTTTAATTGATGGTAAATTAGTTAAAAGAAAACATATGTATAACTTTTTTGACACCTATTGGAACAAAGATGATAAAACCTATACAGGAGAAGACTTTTACTTCTGTAAATTATGTAAGCATGCAGGTATTAAAATGTATGCTTTAGTAGATGAATACATCTCCCATCATGGAGAATTTAGTTATACAGGTAGATTAATAGATGAATTTAAAAAAACAGAAACTTCCACAGAAATAGAAGGAAAAGCAATCAATAGCGATATAGATCCTAATAGCTCTGATATTGCTAAGAGCTAATAAATTCGTTAAAATAGCTAATTAGTTAACTATTTAATATACGTATGAATCCATTACAAATTGCCTTGGCTATCTATGGAGGCTATAAAGGTTATAAATCTGCTAAAAAATCAGGTGCTGGAGGTTTAGGTAGAATATTCGGAACAGCTCTAGGAGCATACGGAGGATACAGTTTAGGATCAGGAATTACAAGTTTAGGTGGAAAATATTTACCATCTGCATTAACACAGAATGTATCTTTACCAGCTT